ATCGTTCCGATGAACGACGCGAGCGCTTCCAGCTGGTCTGCTCCCGTCAGCTTGTCGAGTTCGGCCCACATCGCTTCGATCGCTGAGTCTGCCAACCCGATGTCCGCAAGCCCGGCGGTGATCGCTTTCTCGAAGATCTGCTTCATCGCGTCGGGCAGGAACTTCTCTCTGAACACCGTCGCGATGTCGTCGAGGTCCTTCCCGCTGAAGTCGAACGTCGGGGCGTCCTCGAGCAGATCGAACAGGTCCCCGTTGTTGAACAGTCTCAGGATGTCATTCATGGCCATGAACGACTCTCGGTACGATGCCATCTGCGTCTTGACCCAGAGCTGCTCTGCTTCCTGATCCATGCCCATTCGATCCGTGCCAAGGAACCCGTCGTCGAATCCGATCTCTCCACTGGCCGACGGGTCTTTGTTCCCCCTGCTACCGAAGTAGGCGAACGCCGCTCCGATCACCAGGCCAATCGCGGCCCCGATCGGTCCAGCGACCGCGCCAGTGATAGCGCCGTTGGCTGCGGCGATCGCTAGACCGACTGACAACCCGGCTATCGCCCCGCCGAGTCCACCCATCAGTGCACCGGCGCCGCCACCCTGTTCCTGTCCTGCCATCATCATTCCCAGGCCGCCGATCCCACCGGCGATTCCGGTCATCACGCCCTTTTCTCCTCCCCCTTCTCCGCTGCCGAACAGATCGTTGAACGCGTCCGTCAGGCTCTTCTCTTTGTCGAACAGCGATTCCACCATCGAGTCGATGAAGGTCTCTGCCAGCATGTTCCCCATGTCCTTGAAGGTGTCGGCCAGATACTCTCCCAAGTCCTCGAAACCACCGTCGAGGAACTTGCGGAAGGTACCGCTGAACATGGAGGTGATCGACTGCTTGAACTCGTTACTGAAGGTCTTCGACACTTTCTGGAAATCAGTCAGCTCGACTTTCGCCTTCTTCGTCCCGGTCGCCAGGAGGATCGTCTCGGTCAAAACATCCATGATCGCCGGTCTCACGCCGCTGAGCAGGACGTCCCCGAGAATCCGACTCTCTTGGATGAATTCCTGCTCCTCGTTTACCGCTTCTTCGATCCCGAGTGAGAACTCGTGCGTCGTCATCGCCGTGGTGTGCAGGTCGAAGATCACCACTTCCATGTTGTGGTCGATCTCCTTCAGCCGATCGATCATCTCGTCGTACCCCTTGACCACCTTCTTCGTCGTCGTATCTGTGTTGTTCAGCCCTTCGTTCGCGTCTGCCATCTGACCAGCCCACGCCTCGGTGCTGCCACTGACTTCTACAATCTGCTGGCGCACTCCCTTCAGGATCTTGCGGTGCCGTTCGCTAATCTTCCCTGACATGTTACGAGCCTGCAGTTCGTCGAGGATCGCCCCTCTCAGGTGGGTCGTCTCGTCGTAGACCAGACCCAGTTCTTCCGCGAGCTCGAAACTGTTGACCTTCGCCGCTTTCATTCCGAGCGACAGGCCATTCATCGACGCGTTCGTGATCCGCGCTGCGTTCTCGTACGCGGTCGCTTCCTCGTCCCACGAGCGAGCCAACAGGTTCGACAGATACAGGATCGCGGCTCCTGCTGCTGCGACTGCAGCCAGGGCCACTCCGAAGGCAGTGATAGGAGCTACCAGGGCCGCCGCTGCCGCTTTCAGCTTAGTCAGCGACCCGATGGACGTCTTCATCGCCGCGAGTCCTTTGATGATCCCTCCACCGATCGCGAACGCCGACATCAGTTGGATCAGCGTCTTCGTTCCGTCGATCAGTTGCGGCAACATATCGATCATCTTCTGGATCATGCCGAGGATCGGCGGCAGCCCTGTCGTCAGCGTGTCGATCAGGTCGCCCATCTCTTTCCCGAGCTTCGCGGCCGAGCCATTGGCTACCATCTCGTTCACTTTGCCGGTGAGCAGCGTCAACAAGTTCTTCGCTGCTTCGACGGGGCCGTTCTCGGCCATCGCGTTCAGCATTTCAGTCCACGCGTCGGACAGGTTAGAGACTCGGCCTCCGAGCGTCTCCATCTGCGCTGCTGCCGAGCCGGCGGCCTGTTCGCCCATCGCGTCGATCAGCAGTTTCAACTCGGTCCGACCGATCTTGCTCTCGGCAACCATGTCGATGATCGCTGACTCGTTAACTCCCATCTTCTCGGCCAGCAACTTCGCTACGGGAACGCCCTTCTCCATCATCCGGTACATCTCTTCGGACTGGAGCTTGCCCTTCGCCCATGACTTACCGAGCGCCTGAACGATCGTATCCAGGGATTCCATCGGTGGCCCGAGCCTGGCTGACGCGTCGACAAGTTTCTGCAACGTGCCGTCTGTCGGTTCGAGGCCGAACGCAACGAGTGAGGAGAACGCTTTCGTCACGTCCTCGAGTTCCAACGGCATGTCGATCGCGGCCTGGCGGATGAACTCGAAGTCCTTCCCTGCCCTCGCAGTGCTACCACGCAGCGACACGAGTCGGATCTTCAGTTGCTCGAACGTGTCTCCGACTTTCAGGACTCCGACAGTAATGTCCGCGAACGACTTCGCGAGACGGACCATACCAAGGACGGCTGCTGCAACTCCAAGGCCTGCGATCAGACCCTTGAACCGCGACAGAACGCCCAAGACCCCACCCATCTTTTTGTTCAACTTCTGGGTGGAGTCTCCGAGCTGTCTCTGTTCGTCTCCGAGTTTGTCGACGGCTTTCTCCGCTTTGCCAGCGGCCCCGGCCATCTTCTTGAGGTTCCGGTCAGTCTCCTTTATACCTTTTCCCTTTACCTCGACCCCGAGAGTTGCGAAGTTGTAAGCCACGGCGGTCCTGCCTTTTCTGTTCTCGCTTGGCAAACACCGATTCGTGGGCCTGAGCCATTCGGACTAGCGCGTCAGCTTCCCACCCTTCGAGCAGTACGTTGTGCAGCCGCGCCCAAGACTCGACCGTCGGGTACGTGACGGGGGTCCCCCCGCTGTACGCCGACGGTCGGCTCGAGGCCATTACACGCCAGTACCAATCCCAGATGTGGATGCACGCCTTGGAAAGCTCCAGAGGGTCGGCAAGGGCCAGACGCTCGTCTGGCTCCTTGCCTGCCTCTGCTTGTTCGTTCAATCGATCTCGTAGGGTTCTCGTCGAACGCGAATTCTCCGACAGCCTTTCCGACAGTTCTGCTTCCGCTGCGATCGCGGTGCAAAGCTCTCGGATCAGCTCCTCGAAAAATTTGCCCTGTCGTCAACAAACTCGAGTACCTGAACAGCCATGTCCGGCCACTCCTCGAAGAGCATCCGGAGATTCTTTTCATTGAACTCGAGGGTGTCGTCACCCCAATAGATTTCATGCTTCCAAGTCCCGTCATCCATTTTCGTACGCCAGTCGCCCATAGCCCCAACGGCCACGATGATGTCGCCCTCTTCGATCTCATCAAGCGACAGCTTGCGATTGCGCCCTCGACGTTGGTTCACCTGCAGGCGCTGCGCGACTTTGTTCCTCGATGCTCGGACTTGCTTCGAGTCCGTCCCATACACCAGGAACTCAACGCCTGTTCTTCGGCTAGAACCTTCCTCTTTGAGCGACATCCACTCGCCTCGCTCTTGGGCCACGCGGGTCTCCCGCCCGGCCAGGTTAAATACGGGCTTCACGCCCTTCGCGGTCTTCTCTGTCTGCGCCTTCTCGGCTGTCATTCTCTGCCTCCTCGTGTTGGGGACTACGCGGCGTACTTCGCGAGTCCGATGGTTTTCAGGTTCGTGGCGTGGCGCAAGGCGTCGAAGCTGAACGAAACGGTGACCGCCTCGTCTTCCTCGTCCTCGGTCACGTCCGTCAGGAGCGCCTTGTAGATGTGGAACGTGTAGTAGTTCCCTGTCGGATCGATGAAGCTGAACTTCAGCGATTTGTGGGTCTCGTCCCAGAAGTCGTCATAGACGTTCTTCGTCTCGAAGTACATCGTCAGCGAGCCGGTCACGACGATGCGGCCGCGGAAGACCTCATCGCTGATCTTGGTGCCGAGCGGTTTCCCTAGCGCGCTGTTCCGCTGAATGTCCAGCGACACGGTTCGGATCCGCGAATCGACATTGTCGAGCTGGTACGCACCACCAAGTGCGTCCATCGGGGCGTTGTTCGTCGCAAGCGTGGGGGCGCCAAGCGAGCTGGTCGCGGTATTGAAGTTTGCTCCCATGCAACCGATCTGCATGGTCGCGATCTCTTCGTTCGCCTCGACGCTCATGGTGTCGAGCACAACGCCGACGTACCGCTTGTAGTCGCTCGTGTCGGTGTGGCGACCCTCGAACGTGTACGAATCGACGGTCAGGCCGTTCTCGATCCGCAGTTCTTGGATCAAGGTCGGAGACGAAGCTGCCTCGTCGGCAAGCAACGTGGCTCCCATCGCCAGGGTGATGACGCCAGCCGCGGCAGCGGTGACATAGAACACCCCGTTGTTGTTCGCATCAACGGCGCCGGTGATGATTACCCAGTCTGCTACCGCGACGTCTCCGAGTCCCGAGCCGCTGTCGGTCAGGGTCTGGGTCACGTTATCGAATGCCCCGGTCGCTGACAACGTGATCGGGGTGAACGCTGTCGGGAACTCCATCCCGAACAACGACTCGATCATGTCGTCCTGGTCCTCGTAGGAGAGTTCCAGTTCCATGTCGCCGTTGACCATCTTGCGGCCAAGGCGGTTGTACACCACCTGCGCGTCCCCGAGACGCCGGCGGCTTTCCAGTTTGTCCCTCTCGGGGCGGACTTTGAAATTGTTCTGCACGAGCTCGAGCATCGTCGGCGTCGTAGGAGTTTCCCCGTAGGTGGTTTCCTTGACGTACGAGACGCCGTAGAGCTCCATCACAGCAGTTGTCGGCATTGGTGCTGTCCTTTCTCTAGAGCTTGTCTGTGAACGCCCACCACCGGACCACGACTGGTACGGCGTAGGCATTGCTGGATTTCACTGCGGCTTCTCGCCAGACTGATGCGATTCTCGAAATCGAACCCTTGTGGGTTATCGGACCGGCTCCGACCTTGAACCGACGCATCACGCTGTCGGCTGTCCTCTCGACAGGGCCACTGCCGGAGCCTTTCGCCCCGAAACAACTGAGTCTTACCACGCCTCTCATCTTCGTGATTCTACTACCACCAAGAGTCTTGTCTCCGGGCTGTGGCGTCGTCGGCTCAAACTCGAACCGGATCCACGGCGTGTCTTCTTCGGGCGTGAACGAAACATTCTCGTACTCGATCTGCGATTCCCCGGCTCCGTTGACGGGCAGCCCGGGCATGTCTTCGAGCCACCGAACGAACGCCGAATGGATCGTCCCGTAGCAATCATCTGGGTACGTCATGTGATACTCACAATCGAGCTAACGAACGATCTGAACTCCTCAACCGTCCGTCCGACCATGTGATCGCCAGCCGAGTTTTCGGTCCCCTCTTCGAGCCACTGGACGTAGTACACGGGGTTCGCGATGTAGATCTCGTTCTCGCTGCGGGCGTCGTAGCCAGACAGGGCGTCGAGCGCCTGTCTTTTGTTCACGCCCTTCGTCTTCCGGTCGATCGGCGCCGCGGGCGTGTGCAAGACGCCGACCTGCCAGTTACCACGGGCGAGGCCGGTATCGACCCTCGTCCTCTTCACGATTCGGGTGAACACGTCGAGCACGATCTTCTTCATCACCAGAGTCGTCCGATCGATCGTCTCCGTGTTGAACTTGACGATGTCCTTCTTGAATCGAGCCATCAGCCTGTCCCCGTCTTCCCGTACACCTCGAACAGTGCGAGCTGGTCTCCGCTCCGATGCTCCACGACCTGGGTCACCGCGTAGGTCTTGCCGGCTACCACAAACGAGTCCTTGATCACTGGCTCGAACGAGATCTCCGACGCGGCGATGTACAGGACGTAGTCACCGATCGAGACCGTGTCAACGTGGTCGAGCGTCCTCGTTCGGAGCGTACTCGCCGACGACATTGCCGCTGTCTGCACCGCTACCACCCTGACGGTGGTCTCGGTCGTAACGTCGCTCACCTTCTCCATGTTCTCGGAGTCGAAGAACCCTTCCGTGGTCACTCGGGTGTAGACCACATCGATTCCATACTGCTGGATCACCGATGCGGCCTGACCACGGAGCAAGGCGTCGAGCGTTCCCATCTCAGCCTCGCTGCAGGGTCCGGACGTTGCCGCCCTTTACGAGCCCTCGCAGTATCTGGTCGATCGCCGGGAACGTCTTACCCTTGGCGCTGCGGCCGTCACCGAAGAAGTCAACCTCGAGCGGTCCGAGCTTCACCCCATCTACGGCTGCGTCTTTGTCGGGACTGAACGTCTCGCCGGCAAGGATGCGGATCGCGACTTCGCAGGTCGCTCTCTCCACGGCCACCGGCACTTCGTCTATGGCGATGGCGTATCCCTCGGCGTCGTACGCTCCGGTTCTCGGCCAGTCGAGGGCCTGGTCGGCGCTGCCCTTGACGCCCACCTTCCACACGTACCCTTGGTCGAGCCAGGCCGTCCCTTCGACGAGCGCTCCTTGCTTGGCCGCTGACAGAGCAGCTGTCCACGAGGCAATGTTCGCGTGGTTGGGTCTGTTCTCGAAGTACTGCTCGGCGTCAGCTTCCGCGATGTAGCTTGTCGCAGTCGCCAGGCCGGATCCGTCTTCGACTATGAACTGCAGTGCCATCTGAGCCTCCGATCACTCTGGGAGCGCCTGAGAATCCGAGAATCCATGGTGGTGGTAGGGCCCACCACAGGGATCGCGGAATGAGGGGCCTTGGAGGGGCCTTGAATGCGCTTCCAGGGCGTTGATAACCGGACCATGAGGACCGGGGCTACTCGTCTTCTTCGGAGATCTCCTCACCCGAGTTCCGGGCGATGTCTCCCATCTCTTCTTCTTTCATGTACAGGCCGCGGATGAACCTCACGAGGTCCGACTTCCTCGGATACTCGTTCTTGTTCCACTTCTCGTTGAAACGCTTCAAGAGGTGGCCCTGCAGGTCCTTCACGACCCAGTCGTCGAGATCAGGCGGGCCGTAGTCCGCTTCGTCTCCGACCACTTCCGCGCCCTGCGGCGCATCCACGTCGGATTCATAGATCTCGACGTACTGAGCCTGCTTCAACAGCTCCGCAGCGTCCACCGGGTAGACGTCTTGCGGCTTGCCGGTCTCCCGGTCCCAGATCCTTACTCTGCCATCGTCAAGCTTTGCCATTTTCATACCTCCCAAAGTTGCGTGCGATCCAGCCGGACACCCCGAGCACCTTTCCCTCGAGCATCCACTTGTGATCAATCCAGCCCTGTCGGAACGTCTTGTACTTCTCGCGGGGGCCGAGCGGACAACCCGCCACGACCACCTGCTTGAACCCCATCGACAGAGCCATCCCTGCGGCTATCAGCGACGACGACCCCTTCGGGTTGCCACACGCCCATACGCAGTCGGGTTCGCCTTTCACGTCTGACACCATCGTCGATTCCGCCACATGCACACAGGGCCAATCCTCGTTCTTGAAGCCTCGTTCCATGAACCCCCGGCGGAACTTCGATTCGATGAACTCCGCGTGCCACGTCATCAGATGCACCCACGGCGCGGGGATCTTCCAGACAGCGTCGTTGACTGCTATCAGCGTTACGCGGCTCGTGTCTATCAAAGAAAGATCGGCTCTCGCCGTCGGTCCTGTGCCAACGACGAGAGCCGTATCGGTTTCGGGCTGTTGCATGGCGCCGGACTTCAAACCCCACGGGAACGGCGTGTACTCGATCGCTGACCCAGTACGTAGCCATTCTTTCGCGTCTACCGGGTGAAGCTCAACCTTTCGGCCATCCGGCACCGCTCGAACTGCAACAGCGTCTGACATTCACCGCTCGCGATCAGACGCCAGCGGCCTTCTTCGCTGCGTACGCGGTGTAGTTGATCCCGCCGCCGGTCGCGATGGTTCCAGCCACAACGGTGTACAAACGGATGTACCTCGAGTACACGCCGTCTCTTTCGTTGCGGAACGGAATCACGTAGCGACCAGTCGAGCTGTCCACTTTGAAGTGAGACGACCCGGGTCCCATGACCTCGAGTGCGCCCAACTGCAACTGAGCCAAGGGGACGAGCGTGGTGTCCATTGCGACCTCGGACGCTCCCTCGACGAAGATGTGGTACACCTCGTCGTTCGTGGCGATTTCGATTGCGGAAACGTCGACGATCACCTCACCCTCGAACAGGCCGGTGCCAACATCGATGACCTTCGCGGCTGCGTCTACTTCGGCAGCTGCAGAGGCACCGACGACTCCGGCGTCCTTGAGTTCGAGGCTCGCGTCAAACGTGCGGTGCGGACGAGTCTTTGCGCCTGTTGCGCTCATGTAGTCCTCCCCCCTTATGCCGTCACTGCGGCATTTTTGATGCCGTGGAGACGACCGATAGCGCGACCGTGGAGGACAACCATTCCGATGTACCACTCGATCCGGGTGCGGTACACGGGGGCGGTCTGGAGCATGCCGAGATCCTCGACGTCCATGTCGCCGTTCTGGATCCCGTGGCTCATGCCCGGGCCGAACGACACACAGTAGATCGACGTTGACGCGGCCGTACCGGCACCGGGGTTGGCCTCGGTGAACGGCAGGATCGCATTCCCGTCGTTGTCTTCGTCAGCAATCCAGATCGGCAGGTCGTTGTAGAAGGCAACCTGCTTTCCGAAGTCGTCCTTCTCCCAACGCAGATCACCGGCAACAGACGAGCTGCGGGCGGCTGCGGACAGGAGACGACGGAGCGTCTTGTTCATGATGAGTCCGGTGGGATCCTGCACGTTGTCGATCAGCTCATCGAGCTTCGACAGGCCCAGCGCATCTCCACCAGACGTGGCACCGGCGGCCAGGAGCTGATCTCCGGTCGCACGGACCTGCAGTCCGTCGAATTCGCGGGGGTCAGAGGCGCTGTCGCCCTTGATGAAGGCCTTCGTCGCTCGCAGCGCGAGCGCCTTGATCTTCATGGACTCTTGCACGGTGCGTTGGTCCTCTCCCTGGGTCTTGATGATGAAACGGTCCACGTCCACCTCACCACCGGCGATCACGAGCGGCTCCGTCTCAGGGTTCAAGACCCCAGTCGAGGGAGTGTACGACTCGTTGATGCCACGGAAAGCCACTCCGGGGAGTGTCTCTTCGCGGTTGTACCGGTAGGCGTTGCCTTCGATGTTCTCGAACGGCAGGTTGGCGAGGATGTTGCTCGAACGAGCAAACATCTCGATGATGGCGGAGCGGACCACATCACCGGAATGAATCTTGGCAGCTTCGAGAAGCGTCAGTGCCATTGGTCAATTTCCTTTCGGCGTTGTGGGTCCATTGTTACCCCTGTGCCCTACGGTGTGCAATCAGTCGCGTCATCGGGTCGCCGTCGGCTGGGACGCCGGGGCCACCGGGCTTGTCTCCCGGGTTGAGGCCGGGACCTTTGACGGTGCGACCCTCGAAGGCGCTCGCGAACTCGTCTCTCTTTTTCAGTTCCTCGACGAACTGCTTCACAGTCATCGGGTTACCGTGCATATCGCCAAGACGAGTCTGGCCTTCTTCGTTCACGACCACCGCGGTGAACTTTCCACCCGCGTCTTTCTCCATACGGAGCTGCTTGCACACGATGTCGGTCAACAGGTGTGGGTTTCCTTTCAAGTCGATGATTGCCTGTTTGGCGGCGTTCTCTACGACTAGCTCCTTCAGATTCCCCATCAAGCCGTCGCGTTCACTTGACACGGTCTGGAGCTGCTCTTCGTAGTGGGCCGCCATCTCCGTCTTCACGGCCTCGAGATCGCCCGTCCCCTTTTCGCTTTTCTCGCGGAGCGCACGATACTCGCTGTCGATCTGTTTGAATCTGTCGACGGTCACGCCGGCCTTCTTGAATCCGTCAACGGTCTCGGACAACTTGGTCACGTTCCCTCGCTCTCTCTCGAGGGCGGTCTTCAGGCCGACATTGTCTTCGGTCTGTAGGAGGAACACCTTGTTACCGGAACCATCTTCTCCCTCAACGTAAGCAGGACGCAGCGCTTCGGCCACGTCCTCGATCTTGGGAACGACGTTCGGAAGAACCATCGCTGTCGGCTTATTCTTATCGGGATCTGGCATCATCACCTCCGGCGTCTCGCCTGTTCAGTTGTTGGTGGATTCCGCCATCTCGGCAGCAGGTTTGCTTGGCGTCTCGCCGTTTCATCTCAGTCTCGGCCTCCGTTGCCCTTACACGAATACAGCACCTCCCCCCTCTTCGTCAACTCACTGGAGCAAAACTCCACCCATAGCTTCTGGGTGCGGAGACACCGCTCCCCCGAACCCGAGGAGCGCTGGATCTCGCTCCATCAGTTGGGCCAGCGTCATCGGTCTACCGTTCTGATCGATCATCTGCTTCGAGGTCAACCTGCCTTCTGCGTACAGCCTCGCCTTGTTCTTCCCGAACACTTTTTCGACCATCTGCGGGTTCGACTTGTACTGAGACTTCAGCCACTGGTCCGCGGTCATACTCTCTGGCAATTCACCGTTCATGGACTGCCGCGTTCCTTCAGGAATTTCATCTGCGTCTATGCCAAGCTCCCGCCACGTCATCGTCTCGGGAGTCTCGGTGCTTCGACAACCCCAGTGACGAAGCACCCCGCCGTTGTACGGCAGCTTCTTCGGTCCTGTCGGGATCATCAGAACACCCCGCCCTCTTCATCTGGCGTCGGCTTCGACTCGGGCACGTCGTCGAGCTCTACCACGAGATCAGGGATCCGACGCGATGCCAGCAAGGCCATCTCGTTCGGCCGGTCCGCCGACACCGACAACGTGGCCGTCCACGGAGCCACAAAGTTGAGCCGCATCGCGAACACGGGGTCTTCTGACGCCCATGCTTTCTCGTACACCCACGCTTCTTTCTCCCCCAGCCTTACAAACGGCATCATGGCCCCCACTGCTTCGCTCTCATCTCAGCGATCAAATCAATCATCCACCAGAACGTCTCTGGATCTCTGAGCAGGAAATCGTCCGGGTCGGTGAACATGCTTTCGAGTGCCATCGAGATCATCTCGGACACGTTCAGCGATCCGTAGTCTCTGCCCATGTACGGGTGGAAGAACTTGTCGGGCAGGACCCTTTCAGCCTTCGAGTACCCGATGCCGGGAAACAGCTCGGCCATGCTAGACACGGGGGAGTTTCTCGTTCTCAAGTGCAGGAAGTCCACGCCGGCGTCTCTCCACCCCTTCACGTTCCACTCGAGGTGATGGCCGAACTCGTGGATGAACGTCTTCGCGTCCACTCCCCTTTTTGGCATCCTTATAACGTTCTCGAAGTATTTACCTCTACGGCTTTCGACTATGTTGAGCGTCAGGTTCTTCCCGATCGGCGCTTTCTTCAGGCCGAACAGGTTGGCGAGCCAATCTTCGGCGGTCTCGATCGCTCCGAACTCCGCTCGGTTCAGGCCCTTGAATCCGATGTGGTCGTGCTCGGTGAACCGCTTGCCACTTCTGAACATGAACTCTTTCAAGAACTCTGAGCCGGTCAATCCAGCCGTCCCGCTTCCTGCTGAGTAACCGGACGCCAGCGCGTCGGTCAGTTCCTTGTACCGCTTGCCCTGGCTGAAGCTCACCTTCACTTCTTCGAGTGCCGCGTACCACGCGTCGGTACCGCGAACCAGGCCTTCTCTGCGAGCCCTCTCGACCATCAGGTCTTCGGTCTTGTCGAACACGGTGTCCTCGAGGCTACGTAACTCGGACCTCATCGCGATCTTCTCTGCTCCGCTCAGCTTCTCGCCACCCGGTCCGGTCTTCTTCTTCCAATCTTCGACATCTCCCTTCGTGATGATGCTCGGCGCGGTACGGGTCTCTCCCGCTTCCTCGGCTGCTTCTTTCGCGAGCTTCTGAGCCGCTGCGCCGGTCGTCGTCCTCGTCGCTACGATGTCGTCGATCCCGAACCCTTTCCTGATCCGCTCCAGCATGGCTTTGTCGAGCACGGCCTCTTTGCCAGCCTTCGCCGCGGCCACATACTTCTTCAACGCGGCCAACGCCTTTGGGTCTTTCTTGATCTTCAGCCAGTTCAAAAGCTGCCAGTTGTCCAGCACGTCGTCGGGCAGGTACTTCACCGCTTCCCCTCGGAACGGCCCAACACTGTTCGGCCACTTCCCGTTGGGCGGGTACGCTCTCGGGCCAGTCGATATGACGCCGACCTCTCCGGTGACAACAGGCGCAGGGTCGATCTTCGGTTTCGGAGCCACCTTCGGAACTGGCTTCGGCACCGGCTTCGGTGCTGGTGGCGGCGCGACGCTGATCGGTCTCGTCCCTGTCGGCGGTGACCCGAACATCTCTTCGAGCTTCCCGTTCACCACACCCTGCTTCTTGGACGGCATCTGGTAGCCCTTGTGCCGTCGCATGTGATTTGCGAGCGCCCAGTAGTTCGCCGGCGAGTCCTGACGGAACTTCTCCATCTGCTTTGCGCTGAGTCCAGACCATCTCTTCAGGCTGGCCGGCGCTTTGCCCCACTCGTCGTCCAAGATCGCCCGCCGCGTGTTCGCCCGGGCCGGGGCGCGGACTGCTTCCGATCGGTCCTTCTGGTCTTCTTGCTCGAACTCCCACGACTCTCCGTCGTAGGCGACACACACTTCGGTCGTGCGGCCATCGAGCGTCGACAACTGAGCCAGACCTTTCACTACGTCCTGGTTCGCGAAGTACATGTCGCGCCGTGCATCGGCTGCGATGCCCAGGGCGCCGGTCCTTACAATCCCTGCCGCGTTCCTGGCCGTCTGCTGCGACAGGCCGCCACTCCGCATCTGCATCAGCATCCGACTGCCGGTCGTCGGGTGCACGATCTTCCTCATTCTCCCCGTCGGCTTTCCGATCAGGTCAAGCGACATCTCTCGGACCGACTTGCCTTGCGCCATGCCGAGCCGAACAGTGTTCATCACTCGTTGCTGAGCGTCTACCGACTGCTTCGCGAACCAGCTCTTCATCGGGCCGCCGTGGACGCTGTGCGTGTTCACGACCTTCTTCAGCCATTCAGGCGTCATCATGTTCCGCGCCAGATCCATGCGGGTTGCGCGGTTCATCAATGCACGAGTCCACTCTTGCTCGGCGTACGCCAGCTGCGTCATATCGCCGTGGATGAATTCCGAGTAGTCTTTGAACCCGTCACCGAGAATGCCTCTGTAGCCTTGGAAGAGGTCCCGTAGGGCCTTCCGCCTGTGACTGATCGATGACGGGTCGGTAATGCCACTCGGCCCGATCTGCCCCGCCATCTGCTGATACAGCTCGTCGAAGAACAGCGCGGTTCGAGCGTCTTCCCACTCGGCCACTCTGAGCAGATCGATCTGCCGAGCTACCAGCCCGTCACGGATCTCGTCGCTTGCACCCATTACTCAAGGCCGGTCTCGGGCAGCTCCGTCTCCGGCTCGACCGTCTCGAGCCTCTCGACAAGGGCTTCGATGTCCACATTCGGGCT